CAGATTGGAAACTTTTTGGAATGACTGGTATGGATGAAGATATTTTCAAAATCTTCGAGAAGAGAGTTTATGATGCGAATGTATGCACAACACAAAACTGTAAAGTAAAGTTTCAGGGTGAGGCACTTCCCAAGTGTCCCTTGAATGCATATGCTAAGATGCACATGCAAGGTGTTGAAGATGTATGCACGTGGTCATCTGAAAATTGGTCTGTCTGTGTGGTACCAGCTGAAGATGGGTTTGAACAGGTGTCGTTTGTGAACGGCATTTGTACAACAAAGGGTGGTACCCACGTTGATCATGTATCGGGTGTTTTGGCTGCGCACATTATTGAAGAAATGTCAAAAAAAATTAAACTTAAACCCCAACAAGTGAAGAATGCTTTTATGGTCTTTGTTAAATCGACCCTCGTGAATCCGAGTTTCAGTAGCCAGGTAAAGTCCGAGTGTACCCTCAAGCCCCAAGAGTTTGGAAGTAAGTTTGAACCCCCTAAATCTTTCATAAAAAATATTTTGAAAACACCAATTCACGCGGAGCTTCTTGCACTTTCTAAGTTTAAGGAGATGAAGGAACTCAAAAAAACTGACGGTTCCCGCAAGAGTAAAATCTTTGGGATTCCAAAGTTGGATGATGCCAATAAGGCTGGATCTGGGGATTCTAGTAAGTGTACTCTCATCGTCACGGAGGGTGACTCTGCTAAAACACTGGCTGTTGCCGGTCTTTCAGTGGTTGGGAGAGACTATTATGGGGTATTTCCATTGAGGGGTAAGTGTAAAAATGTTCGTGACGCGAGTGTGAAACAGTTGACTGATAACAAGGAGTTCAATGATCTCAAAAAGATTTTGGGATTGCAACAAGATAAAGTGTATACTTCTCTCTCTGAATTGCGTTATGGAAGACTGATGATTATGACAGATGCTGACGCGGATGGAAGTCATATTAAGGGTCTTATCCTAAACATGATTCACTACTTTTGGCCAAGTCTGTTGGATCTTGGTTTTGTGGTGAGTATGGTTACACCCATCATCAAGGCTACAAAGGGTAATCAAGTAAAGTCATTCTACACTGACTCGACATTCAGGGCTTGGTATGGTGATGGAAAGAGAGACTGGAAAATCAAATATTATAAGGGTCTAGGTACCTCTACATCCGAAGAGGCGCGAGAATATTTCAAAAAAATCAAAGATCTCACAGTCAGATTTGATGTTGATGTCGAAACTGATAAATCAATTGTATTGGCTTTTGATAAAAGTGGAGCCGATTCGAGAAAAACTTGGCTTTTGGATAGTACAGAAAAGAAAGCCTCGGATCTCGAGGTACCTTATGGAAACATAGAGCAACTGGGCATTTCTGAGTTTATTCACAAAGACCTTGTAAACTTCAGTCTCGCGGATCTCAAGAGATCTATAGCTCATGTATCCGACGGTCTCAAACCTTCACAGAGAAAAGTACTCTACGCCTGTTTCACAAAGGGGCTCACGAGTGAAATGAAAGTGGCACAACTTGCAGCCTACGTATCTGAAAAAACATCCTACCACCATGGTGAGGTTTCACTGGCTGATACCATCGTTAAACTTGCTCACACGTTTGTGGGTTCAAATAATGCTCAACTCTTGGAACCATGTGGTCAGTTTGGTACGAGGTTAATGGGTGGTAAGGATGCGAGCCAACCGAGGTATATTTTTACAAAACTTGCAAAACACACGAGATCCCTGTTTGATCCTAGGGATGACGCAGTGTTGAACTATCTGGATGATGATGGTAAAAGTATCGAGCCCGAGTATTATGTGCCTATCATCCCTACGGTGCTTGTGAATGGTACAGAGGGTATTGGCACAGGGTTTAGTTGTTATGTTCCTCCATTCAATCCCATGGATATTAAAAAGAATATTATAAGAAAATTGTCTGGTGAGGCTATGGTACCCATGAAACCATGGTTTAATGGATTTAAGGGTTCTATTAAGGAACAAGATGGATCTTGGGTAGCCGAGGGTCTTTGGAAGTTTGAGGGTAGAAAGTTGATCGTGTATGAACTTCCACCGGGTAAATGGACCCAAGACTTCAAGGAGTACTTAGATTCACTGATCGAGAAAAAGATTATTCAGACGTACACTAATAACAGTACAACAGATAATGTTCATTTTGAAATAATTGGATATGGGGGTAAGGACATGATGAAGGATTTTAAACTTCAGAAAACATTTCACACCTCAAACATGCATCTGTTCCATCCCACAAAGGGTATTCACAAGTATGAAAGTCCGGAAGAAATTTTATCGGACTTTGTGGATATTCGACTTGAGACTTATAAAAAAAGAAAAATATTTTTGGTAAAAAGTTTGGAAGTGAAAAAAAATAAAAATGAAAATATTTCAAGATTTATAAAATCTGTGATTGATGAAAAGTTGGTGGTGTTCAGGAAGAAAAAAGCGGACCTCGAGGCAGAGATGGCGACTATGAAGTTTGATAAGGTAGAGGGTACATATGATTATCTTCTCAATATTAAGACGTATCAATATACCCACGAAGCCTTAGAATCCCTGGATACAGAAACTAAAAAATTGAGTGATGATTTGGAAAATCTAAAAGCAACTGGACATGTTGACATGTGGAAAAGTGATTTAAAAATATATGCGCAATAAATAGAATGATATTCACTGGACCTCCGGGTGCGGCTGCAATTTCACTTCATGCGATAGGTAAACAGGATACATACTTATTACACAATGATACCGACGAGTCGCTCTTTAATTATGATTCCCAGAGGCATTCTAACTTTACAAAATTTCACGCGAGTAAAAACATAACTAACCCAGGTGTACCCGATTCCCATCTTCTTAAACTGGGGTGGCCATTTGGTGAAACCCTCAAGATCTCCCTAGAACCCCGTAACATGGGAGACCTTCTCAGTAACATGTACATACATCTAAAGCTTCCAGCCCTGACAGCCGGTACACAATACGCGGATCAAGTTGGTAGACACCTGATAAAATCCATAACTATGAAAGCGGATGATCTCTTGATCGAAAAATACCATGATGACTGGGGTATTATATATGACGAGATGTACCTCGACGCATCAGAGAAGCGAACGAAGAGGTACACCCTCAATAGGAACTTAGCCGAGGATACATCGAGTTTACCAGGTAATCAGGTGTTTGGACAGTTCGAATCGGAAGTGATGATTCCCATACCCTTCTTCTTTTCACGAAAGTATGAAGGTGATGAATATTCCACAAATAAACCAAACAGACCGTATTTACCCCTGTGTGCCATGCATAAACAGAAAATACTTTTTGAGATTGAGTTTCATCCACAATCATTTTTTACTGATGATATAAATCCAGTGACCCTAGGGTCGTTTGATATTATCACAGAAGAGATGACACTCACAAGTGAGGAACAGACGTATTTAAAGACCAAGAGGCAATTGTTTATCACAGATGTGGTAAAGAAACACCCAACCATAGAGACCGAGGTGGGGAAGGATTCTCTAAAAATTGAGTTAGTGCCCAAAATACCCGTGAAAACCTTGAATTGGTTTTTAAGAAAAAATGATTTCGAAACAGATTTGGGTAATCATTTTAATTTTTCAGCTAACAATGTATATTCCGTGGAAAACTCTTTTTACTATCCAGTGATGGAAACAGCGAAATTATATGTAAAGGGTGAAGATTTACCAAATGTAGAAAATGTCGACCACCCCTATTATAAATACCTGGTACCAAGTATGTCTAGGCTATCTAGACCCAATAGAAACATTTATACATACGCATTCTCGATGAATCCGATTAATGTGGAGCCATCGGGAAGTCTTGATTTTGGTCAAATAAAATCAAATAGGACTACATTAGATTTGAAATTAAAGAAAGGGCTTACAGATGTATATACCCTACATATGTATTATGTGGGGTATCAATCTTTTATTTTTGAAGATGGTTTTATGAAACTTGCTTACTAAACAGGGTCTGCTTATTATCTTGAATATATTCAACTACATTGTTTTTAATGCACCATTTTATAAAGTTCAACTGTGCTACTGTCGTTGATATTTCTTCTGAGGTACCTGGTAGCGTATAGTGAATCTTTTCAGATCTACAAAATGGATCAAAAAGTTTTTTACTGTATCCATCTAGACTAGACTTATATGCACAGTGTACACTAAATATTTTACCATCTCTTGTTTTATACGTCAAATTGTTTTTCTTTGAATAATTGGTGATGAACCATTCTAGGTTTCTCAAAGAAATACCACTTGATTTAGAAAGTATGTTCAAAAGAGTAGTTCTATTCTCGGGGAGGGAGTAAAATGCATTTATTGATGTTAGCAGAATAGTCGATTTATCCATTGTATATATTAATATTTTAATCTTTAACTCAATCCAAGTGTTGTAATTTCTGGTGCTGTATTTGGGAGATGGGGTGTTTCAATTTTTTTATGAAACAGACAATAGTGACCTTCTGTGACAAGATTTGTACACGGCTTACCGTTACCCTTGATACCCTTACAAAAATTGTCAGAGTTTGGAATCTCCTTCATGACCACTGATAACGGAAGTCCATATTTTTTACAAATCCTCTCAACGAATGTAACCATATCAATATTTACCCTCTTACGTATCTCCATGTCAACGTAGGTCTCTATATTTTCATTTGTACTTGTTAGGGTTCTGGTGTTAAACTCTTCCAATTGTGTTTCGTACTCTTGATCCATATCTTTTAATTTTTGTATTCTTTTCTGCACATCACATAAAAGTTTATCGAGTTCTGTTGTTTTTTTTCTTCGATAGGCATCTTCCTTCCTTTTGAAAAAAAGGGAGACACGTGTATCGGACTTACCCAGTGTATTATTGATATACTTGATTATCTTTTCCATATATACATCACGCTCCTAATTTTTAAGTGCATCAGATATCTTTTTACTTACTCTTTTCTTCTTCGGTGGCTTTGCACGTAAAAGAAGTTCACCAAAAATGTCATCTTTAGGATTTTCAAATAGGGGCTCTAGCAGGTCACAGACAGGGTTCAAAAACTTGTTCATAAAATAATACGCATAATCAACCTCGAGGTTATTCTCATGGGCATATTTCGGATCCTCGGCCTTCTCGAATGCCTTAGCTTTGGGATCCTCAGTTTTCAATAAGATATATGGAACTCTATCACCGGATTGAGGCTCTGACCCCGGTTGGCGTTCCCTCATCTTATTTCTCACACATACATGCGCAAGATTGTTATTCTTGTATGAATCACCCAACTGCTGGGAAAGGATTAATTTCTCATTGGGTACCTCACCATCTAACAACTCGAGGGCTCTCTGTTGTGCGAGGGACTTGGGAGCATGTGTATCACTACTCTCGAGTACTACATCTAGCAACTCCTTGCACACCTCCCGCACATGCGGTGTGTTATCCCGTCTCACGAGTTGCAGCCCCTTCACATCGATATAATCCATGTTCATTTCCCCAGCCTTATTCTTAGTCCACAACTTAGCTGCGTACCTTTTTTTAGAATAGAGAAAGTAGGGACAGTACACCTTCTCAAGCTCTAGGTTGTTGGGAGCCTTGAAAAGTTTAGTGCATTCATCTGCAGCCCTCTCACCAAGTTCCCAACTGTACTCGATGGCCTCTTTACCCTTACGATCACCCACATCAAACTCAACCATTACCGAGTCTGTATCTCCATATCTCACCTTTGCACCCGGAAAGTTTGCTTCCACATATTGCTTCGTGTCATCAATCATGCTTCTACCCTTCATAGTCACAGTAGAAGCAATAGCCACACACGGTAAAATACCTCTGGAAGCACCAGTAAATCCATATACGGAGTTCATGGAAATCTTGTAGGCCAATTGTTTACCATTGTACATCTGTTTCGTCGCACCTGTGGCTTTAGCCATATCCTTCTTTGCCTGCTTCCTAAACTCCTTAAGCTCCTTCAGGATACTAGGTAACACACTTGGTACATTTTGTGCAAAAATGTGATCACCAAAGCGCTCATACTCCACACCCGGAAGATTTGCATACTTTGGATTCATAACGAGGGAAGAATAACAGAGATTATGAGCCATCATGATAGAAGGGTACAGGCCCTCAAAATCAAGGGCTGTGATTGGTGAATAATAAGCACCAGACTGCGCTTCGAGGACTGTCGCACCCTCATATCCAGTCTCATCTATATGTCCATACGGAAGGGTGGGTACCATGTAACCCATTTCCCGCGCCTTTTTCGAAAGCTGACTGAACACCTTAATCTGCTGACCACGCTCGACCAGGTAACTCAGTGGTACCCATGTGGCTTTGGCCATCTCCAGGAGATTCATCAGGGTGCTCAATTTATTGATGAGTCTGTGGGGAAGGAGGGTATCCTTAATACAGTACTCCGCCACTTCCCTAAGTTTTACGGGATCTTCCTCTACAAAACGAGCAAACATTTCCTTTGGAGGCATATCGATTTTTTGGTCACCGAGATACAACTTGGAAACATTATCGAGTTTGTAAGAATCGAGTTTGTATCCCTTTTTAACTTCATGAAACATATCGAAAATAAATCTACCGGGCATGGGCACTAACTTAAGGTCATTGGCACCCAATGCACTAGATGACAGTTTTTTCTTAGTGAGATTGCATACATGATCTTTAAGTTTACTGAGTTGGAAAAATGTCACGTCACACTTATTTACAATCGCACGTTTCATGAGATACTCAAGATCAAAACCAAAAATGTTCCACCCGGTTATGATATCCACATCCTTCTCACGTAAATAATTACTAAAAGCCATCAACATTTCACTTTCGGTATCAAAACTCACAATATTGGAGTCCTCAAGGTTTGGATCCGTCTTTTTGAAACAGAGACACGTCTTATCATATGGTTCATCTTCACCGAAATGAAGCAGTGTGATAGCGATTTGAAAGCAAGCATCATTTTTTACATCTGCATCCGGAAACTTTCCAGTAGAGCTGTAACACTCAATATCCAGGGATGCCACAGAAAATGGAGCGATGTCAGTGGTATCGAAAGGTTTTAGCTTTTTCCAATCAGAACACATGAGATCAATTTCAGCATGGGTGAGGTATGCCCTATCACAACTGTCAACAGTATCAATCCAACCAGTAGATTGGATACCTGTACGGTGCATGAGGCGGAGTACAGGGTCAATGTTGGCTTCGTACACTTTATACTCTTTTAATTTGTTGGCGGTATATCTTCTTTTTTTTAAGTTTTTACAGAATACTTGGAGAAATGCATGGGATTCATTGTTTTGAAAACCCCAAATGTCTTTTTGAATAGCAATATCATAGCTCGTTACAGCGGTACCACAAATATTTTGGATTCTGCGAAACAGGACGGCGGCTTCCGTACCCTTAGGAATCTTTACAAAAAAGTAGGGAGTAAACTCCGTGGTAACGCATACAGATTTACCCTCGAGGGTTTTTCCAAAGATACTGATTAAATGTGCACCCGAATCATCGTCGTCTCTCGCATCCCAGGTCAAAGCTTGAAATCGCACCATACTTATTTCGTTATAGCTCGAAATTTTTAATATCATTTATTAGTAAATGTCTGCTGCGTTGATTGATCTTGTGTCGAAAGGAGCCCAGGATGTGTACATTACTGGTGACCCCCAAGTTTCCTTTTTCCGCCAAAATTACAAGCGTCATACCAATTTCGCTATAAAACCCGAGCGTATGGATTACATTGGTACGTTCGGTGCCGGTAACGAGGTTACTATCCCCATTCAATCTAAAGGTGATCTCTTGAGCTATGTGTGGATAGAGGCCCCTAACATTTCCAATATTCTGACAAACTCCGATGGTTTTTTCTCTAACGCCACGTCCGATGCTACCGAGTTTACTCTTCATATCGGTGGTCAGGAAGTTTGTAAACTGGATTCCTTTTTTATTCAGGGCGTTCATAACATTTTATATAAAGACTCGAGTGCCAAAACTACCAGCTCCGTCACGACCGCTGAGATCAGTGATAATGCCCGTGCCAGAGCCAACGAGGGTGCCGATTATTTCATGATTCCCTTCTTCTTCAGTGAAGATTGGACTAAATCCCTCCCCCTTGTTGGTCTTCAGTACCATCAAGTTGAGATTAAGGTGAAGTGCAGGAGTAATTTCACCCCTGCTGCTACCCCCAAGGTGTATGGTACATACGTGTACCTTGATACAGAGGAGCGTCAGCACTTTTCCAGCGGTGAACATGAAATCCTCATTACTCAGACCCAATACCAACCCGTCACTCACACGGATACCTCAATTGATCTCACCTATTACAACCACCCAGTGAAGGCTGTGCACCTCGTGTCCTCTGCGGCGTCCGGTAGCTCCTGGGCCGACTGTTATTCCTTCCAGAGCGCGTCTATGTACATCAACGGAACCCCTCTCTTCGAGAATACATCCAATGCTTTCCACCACAATGTGGTCCATGAAATGCACACGGGTGCCCTCCCCTCCGCAGTCCTCGATACCGCCCCCCTCTATTCTTGGCCCTTCTGCCTCACTATGAACAAGACACAACCCACAGGAACCCTCAACTTCTCTAGGATTGATAATGCTAAGATTACCCTCGATACACCCACTGGTGGGGCTACCGGTATTGTTCGAGCTTACGCTGTCAACTACAACATTCTTCGTATAAAGAATGGTATGGGTGGTGTCGCTTTTGGAAATTAAAAAATAAGATTCTATTACATTAATATGATTATACTAGCTACTGTTCCCATCCCTGTTATTGATCCCCTAAGCGTCGTGGCGTCATTCGTTATTGGTGCCACGACTGCCGGTACGACAATCTATTACGTAACTAAAAATATAAAAAAAGAAAAAAAAGACTAAACACCCGTAGATCCAAAACCACCTTCACCCCGTTCGGTAACCAAAAGTTCTGAGACAATTTTAATCTCCGGCATCTCAATCTTCTCAATAATGAGTTGAGCGATTCTATCCCCCTTTTTAATCTCGAAATCCTCTTCGCCGTGATTAAATAGGACAACCTTCACCTCTCCAGTATAATCGCGGTCAATGACCCCTGCACCAACCTGGATACCCTTTTTGACGGCTAATCCCGAACGCGGTGCAATTCGACCATACGTCCCATAAGGAACTGTGAAAGCAATGCCAGTATCAACCAGCCCACGGCAACCAGATTTAATGGTAGTGTCAACACTGCTACACATATCATAACCCGCTGCAAGAGGTGAACCACGAGCGGGTACATATGCAGAGCCATTAAGTTTTTTCACCAAGAGGGTCATACTATGTTATACATGTTACTAATCTTTAATAACCATTAAACCCATAGCCGCGTAATTATGTAAATCGAGGAGGGTATCTTCGAGGGATTCGCTAGATACCAGAACAGTTGAGTTCTTAGTAATGGACAGGGCTCTTTGAATCTTATCTTGAATACGAATGAGGACCCCAATTATACCATACGTGGCAAAAGCATCCCCATAATCGGCATTCTTTTTCTCGAAAAGTTCCTTTGCCCTCTTTTGAATACTTTCCAACTGTTCCACTCGATCCATATATTATAATTAATGCCCCCTGTCTTTATAAGACTGTAGAATTGACTGCGTTTTTTCATACATACGCTTTCCGTGGAAAGTTTCATCTTTTAACTGTTTCCATATTTCGAGTCTATTTTTCAAAAACTTGATAAACTTCGAAGGGTTTCTTTCATTTTTGTAATACACTTTTTCACCTTTTAACGCTTTTTCCATCGCATCAATTTTGCTATTCATGCGAAGCTTTTCTATTTCCTCAAAAGATTTTCTAGAAAAGTCATCAGTTTTATTTGCAGGAGTCATTTATATTTGATTCTCAATAAATCTTTAACCTATTACTATATCTGTCATCTTTATACCATTGGTACCGACGTTATACACGTAAGATTCTTTAACTTTTTTTGGTAAACGAGCGATATATTTATCACGTATAATGTATTTAGTATTCTTGTTGAGTAATAGTTCATGCTCTGTATATTGAGAAAGACCGTAGAGGGGTAAACACTTCGTACCCGGGAGGATAGTTATAACCTTGAAACAACATGAATCTTCACTGAATAAACGAGCCACCATCGGGTCCAAACTTGTCGAGACGAATCCTTTATTTACGAATACTTCGTTCACCTTCGGTCTATTTTTGAAATTATCGGCAGTGAAGAAGCTATCCTTCACCCCCCTATACACCACCATAGTTTCTTTGGTCACAGGAGCATTACGAATAAGACGACTTAATCGCATAGACATTCTTTCCAATAAAGTGTTTATGAATGAAGGTTTGAACCTAGTACTTTGTGTATTTGATAAAAGAACCCAAAACCTGTATACATCAGCAGGTTTCATCTTCCTGTACAGCATGTAGTCTGTACTAAACATTTCAGATGACGTGAATATATCTCTCGAAAAACCAGGTATACCAAGATAATCTATAATCTCATAAAGAAACACGGACATGTCAATTCGAGAGTAATCTATGGGTAACTTTCGCTCCCAGAGATTTAAATACACGTCACCCTTGTTTGTGTACGCCCAAATTGTATACAATTCTAATGGTTGGAGCTTTTTGTAATATTCTGTCATCTCTTTGTACCATTTTAAATCAATAATATTAGGATTGACGAATGATTTTAAAGCGTATCTATAAACCCTATCATGAAAATTGTCGGTTCTAATCATTAATTGTTGTACATTACGATTCTTTTTCATACCCTTACTGAATGAACTAGACTTTATATCAGTTCTAGATGATGGAAAATATCTAGTGAAAGGTATATATACAGTTCTCGTCTGGGAAATTAAGATATGCTTTGGTAGTGTAAAATCATTAGTTGGATGCATTTCTTTGCGAACTTCCTGTTCTTTCGTATTTTTTATAGCACGTAAAAACTTTGACACTTTGAACATAAATAATTTTTTTGCTTTTTCTGAAATTACCACTTTTTCGATAACGGGTGTAAGTAATAACTTATTTACTGTTCGCGGTTTAGAGACAAATCCATCGGGATTCTTCTTCATGTACATCTTATAAGTTTGTCCTCCCACTTTCAAACATCTCTTTGTGGGTGCATAATATGCCTCGCCATCTTTGCATGCCTTCTTTGGGGTCGGTGCCTTCTTTGGGGTCGGTGCTTTCTTGACGGGGGTCTGCTTAGCGGTTACGAATCCATCAGGATTCTTCTTCATGTACATTTTATATGTTTGTCCACCCACCTTTAAACATCTCTTTGTAGGTTTATAGTATATCTCACCATCTTTGCACGTCTTGGGGGGTGGGGTCTTCTTGGGAGCCACAGGGGTATGCTTAACGGTTAGGAATCCATCAGGATTCTTCTTCGTGTACATTTTATATGTTTGTCCACCCATCTTAAAACATGTCTCACCTTTCTTACATGTTTTACCCTTCGATAAAAACTTTGTTATTTTTTTATCATAAACTTTGAACGCATCTGGATTTTTACTCAATGTGTTTTTGTAATTTTCACCACCTATATCAACGCACTTTTTCTTTGATTTATCATACACCTTATCAGGTGGACAGGCTACCTTGGGCATTTAATAGTTATAATTATTTTAATTTAACATCGAGTATAAAGTCCTGATCAAATTTTCCTAATTCAATTTTATTATCTTCTATAAGTTTTTGTATGGAAAGACCCAATTCATAAAAGTTTTCTGTTTTGGGTTCGGGCATATTGGGCATAAATGCTGTGATGGCAACCATCTTTTGGGACATGGAAAGTCTGGGATCACTCGCTATTTGCTTCACAAAGTTAGGTATAATCATACTATTGTATGTACCTAAATAATTTCATGTTCATTTACGCAATGTCAATGAGGGTGTGTTCCCCAAAAAAGTTTCTCTGAGCCATGATGAAGTTTGTTGATGTTCTACGCTGATGCGTGAAATTATATTTAGTAAGAGCAGTTGATACAGCTGGGCATGGAATGTTAAAAGTGTTACATGTGACTGCAAATTGTCTAGCGTATTCGAAAGTTTCCTCTAAAACATCTTGATACCCACTATTCACTACGGAGCATTCGATGATGGTATCCGTAGACCAAGCCTTTGAAACCTTTCTGTTCAATACACCCCTGGTAGCCATTAGATCGTATCCTTCTTGAATCACACTTGCATAAACAAACCTCAATGCATTCACGGCAACTTGAATATCAACTTCAGGATTAATAGGTTGTGATACATTAACAGCCTTCGAATGCCTTGTAGTAAGACGAGCATTTACCGCTGCGTTAATCACGGGTGTGGGGATTTCGTATTCAAAACCAGTCTGTGAACACCATAAACCTGTATTATTCATAGATGCGAGATCGGATATCTTGTCGAGTTTATATTTATTTAGAACATCGATTGCACACTTTACAATGAAACCATCAATATCTGTTTTGGAGGCTGAACTCATGATTGTATTCATGGATGCAATATCTTGGTTACAGTAAGCAAAAATATCAGCTACTCCCTGAAGCATACCATATTCAACACCGTTATGAACCATCTTTGTAAAATGCCCAATTCCAAAATCATGACCCATGTACGTATAGTTACCACCCAGAGTTTCAAAAAAGTCTCTCTGTGTTTTGTATACCTGTTTATCACAGCCAATCATGAGCGCGGGACCCTCGAGGGCCCCCTTAGAACCACCGGAAAGTCCTACGCCCATATAATTGACACCCTTGGCGCTACAAATGGAACCTCTACGTCGAGAGTTCCTATAATACTCATTAGAACAGTCTATGATGGTATCATTCTGATCCAACATAGGTAGAATATTATAGATGATAGCATCAGATGCATATCCATTTGGAAGAGTAGTGATAATACGCCTAGGCCATGCCATTTGGTTCACGAGTTCCTCTAGCGTGGAATGATCATGAATGTTCCTGTTTTTGTAAGCGAGTGCCTTCGACTTTTCAGGACTCCTGTTGTATACATGAACATCGTCATTTTTCGCGATGTTGATGGCGAGGTTTTTTCCGATGGAACCGAGACCAATGAGACCAGTAGACATGTGTTGTACATTATAATGTATACTTAATTTTAAATATGATTAAATATTATAAAATGTTATTTATCTTTATCATACTTGGTATCGCATTCTTGTATGTATATACTTATTTTGGTCAGCAACTTCTGACACCTCGTGAAGCCAAGAAGTTTATACAGTTGGGGAAAATATCAGCCATAGTCGATGTTCGCACAGTCCCTGAATACAGGGCTGGTCACTACCCGGGGGCTATTCATGTACCATCTAGTAACATCACACAACAAACAACTACAGGGCTCCCCAAAAGGGGTATACTTGTTTACTGTAACACAGGTCAAAGAGCTAGATACGGCGCCGAGCGGTTAGAAAAATTAGGATTTAGGGATGTATACTATATCGCTGGGTCATATAAAAGTATTATGTAATCATATATGAGGAAAAAATAAATATAAATAAAATATATTAATTACAAATGGAAAAGAACTTATTACAAGTATATCATTTTGAAAACAAAATAAGATTAGGACGTTCAGGTGACGGTGGTTATGTCATTTGTAAAGTTGAGGGAGATTATGATTGTTATATTAGTTGTGGAGTAGCAGGCGAAGCCAGTTTTGATAGAGAATTTTTAGATTTATATAAAAATATCGGAAAAAATAATTCCTTTGCTTTCGATGGAACTATAAAAGATTATCCTTCGGGGTATACAGAAGATATCACTTTTATAAGAAAAAATATTTCTAATTTTAATGATGATAACAATACAAATTTGGATAACTTGATAAATACATATGACAAAATATTTTTAAGTATGGATATAGAAGGAGGTGAATATCAGTGGCTATTATCTCTAACACAAGATAAACTACAAAAGTTTAAACAGATTTGTATAGAATTTCACGGATTAAATGACAATACTTGGGGTACATCTTTAAATGATAAGATTAAATGTCTAAACAAACTCTACCATACACATTATATTATGCACGCACATGGAAATAATTGTAGTGGTATGCAGGATAATATTCCTGATGTATTAGAACTTACCTATATTAATAAAAACTGTTTATCATATGTCCCAAGTAAAAATACAATACCCTTCCCACTCGAAGGATTGGATTACCCAAATAATGTTCAGGCTAGAGATTATGAATTAAATTGTTATCCTTTTGTATAATTTTTTCTTAGTATTATGTAAAATGAACGCACAACAAAAACTTCAGAGACAACTTGCTTTTCGTAATCCAAATTTAAATAGAGAAGTCAATAAGGCTAATTCTCGTAAAGAAATTTTAAAAATAATTCGTGAAAATAATAATCTTTTAGAAAAAAATATTAAAGCTTTAAACAAGCTTGCTTATAATAATACAATTGCTGGTCACATAGCGGCTGCCGAGAAAGCTGCCGAGAAAGCTGCCAAGAAAACTGCTAAGAGACCCTGTAGGGGACGTGGTCTTACTGGAAAAGGTAGATGTCGTTAGCGGTAAAAATTAACCTAAGTAAAATAAACATTCAATGAAAAATATATCAAAATGAAATCTGACTTCTTATCAATTGTTAAGCTCATGATTGCTAAGAATGACATGAATTTTACACCCCTATTGAAAAAGTTCGTAAAGTTCCCAAATCCACGTAATCAACATGAATGTGATGTAAACTATCAACATCTCGTTGAACTCTGTGAAGGGGATGAGCAGTTGGTTATGTTTTTAATGACTTAAAGATATCTTCATATCAAAAGTAAATGTGTAAGTTTCCGTTAGGTGCTTTACATAATGGCAATTATGTATTACCTTATAATGCCGAAAGAGGACTTGAGTATAAGTGTCCAGGTTGTAACGAGTTTGTAATAGTTAAGAAGGGTAATATCAAAAATCATCACTTTGCACATAAACCAGATTCAAATTGTAAGTTCTACCATCACCCTGGTGAAGGTGAAATACATAAAATGACTAAATATATTATAGCTGACCTGATTAAAAAAAGAAAAATAAATGTTGTACGACTAGATGATTGTTCTATATGTTCAGTGTATCGTAATATCACAATAGAGTATGAGGAAGGGGACGAAGTTTTAACTGAATACAGGGTTCATGATAAATGTATAGTTGATATAGCAGTTATAAATAACGGAAATATTAAATATATATTTGAAATTTGTGATACCCATAAGACGACACGTGAAACACCAGAACCATGGTTTGAAATTGACGCTAAAAAGTTTTTAAAAGACACTCAAAATGGTACAGACATATTAGAAACACAAAAAGAATTAACAAACGTGCAATTTATGGATAAGGTGGACATACTTCAAGAATTATATGAACGCGGGTTAAACATTAAAGGAACGCTTAAGGAAGTAAGATTGAGATTAAAAAATTGTAGAACATTTGATAAAAATAAAATCGTGCGCTGTACGAGAAAAGGGGTATGTATGAAGTGTAAGGATATGTCAAATTTTTCCGCGATGAGATACGACGGTCTTCTTGGTGATTATATAGAAGAAAGAACAACCTCCGCGAAAAACAAAATTATACAATCTACTGAATATGTAGAATGCTATCCTCATATCGGGAAAATTTATTCCATTTTAGATCATAAGGGTATTCTTATAGTTACAGTTGATCATCGAAAATACGAAAAATGTAACTTTGACATACGTCATAAGTTTAGATCTATGTTATTTGATATTTGGGAGAGTGAAGGTGAATGTCTTATACAAATAAAAGATCTGGTTGGTGATACAATAGATGAATTCCAAATGATACATGGACTAAGTAAAGAGTATCATGATATGATACATTTTTAAAGGTGTGCAAAATCCGCATCCGCCGTATAATACGTTTTCCCCTTAGTCACAAAACTATGAACCCTCGCATAGGCCCATGCCTGTGGAGAAGCTCCCGGACGATGCCCGGTTCTCCACGCGGCAAGACCCCTATTGTACACAGTCTTTAGGGTCCCTAAAGGAATGTGAGTAGCCTTAGAAATTTCAGGGAGAGATTTGACTCCCGGATACATTTTTCTAAACTTTTGCGTGTAGGATGAAGTCTTGGTTTTTTGTCCCTTGTCTGTTTTAAAGTCCCTATAGTCCTTTTTGAGCATCTTGGTGTAACGAGTCTCGACTTCTCTGAGGGTCCCGAGGCCCCTGAAATATTTGAGGGGGGCGTATATTTTTCCCTTGATGCGTTGAAGTTCACGGACCTTCTTAGTAATCTGAGCATCCGTGAGGGGCATAATTATTACCTAAGTGCTAGAAAATAAAATGATATGTAAGTCTCAAAAAAATGTCTACCATTTCCGAACTCAACATTGAATTAAATCAGCTCAAGCTTCGTATTCTCGAACTTGAAAATGATAATAACATGCTCCGTAAAAAAGTTCACAAAATGTTGCCCGTATACAAAGAATATATGACCAAACATTTTTCAAAAAAATTAATGCAGATACGAACGATATGGAAAAAACAAATCTCAATAATTAAATAATGTATGATACACTTTTCAAGAATCGGCGAAAAAGAAATATGATAGGTGAAGGTTATTTTGGAAAAGTATACAAATCCAAAGGTATAGCTATGAAAGTATCTACTAACAAAAGTACTGAACATGAGTTTAACGTTTTAAAGAAATTACAAAACTTTGATGTACCAAAAGTATATGAGTTCAAAACATACAAAGATAAATATAATGTATTATTTTTTGAATATATAGAAGGACTTACACTGAAAGATTGGTGGAAAAGTAATCCATCATTACAATCAAAAAAAAGTATAATATTTCAAATATTATCATCAATATTAAAAATACAGAAGAAGATACCATCATTTAGACATCGTGATTTAAGTATTAGAAACATTATAATTAACAAGGACTTAAAGCCTATTATAATAGATTTTGGTATGGTATATTACCATGGATTAAAAAACCCTTTAAATAAAAAAAATTGTAAAGATTTTGACCTTTTCGATATAAAAGATAAGTGTAATAAAATGTATGATATACACTATTTTTTATGTAGTGTATATAGTTTAGTAAGCTCACCCACTTCTATTGATGACAGAAAAATAAAAAACTTCATTTTATCTGTACTTAAACGCAAGTACATACATGACTCAGAATATGTAAAATATGGGAGAATACTAAATAGTTCTTCTTCTAAACCTAATATTCCAAATTATGAAATTATTTTTAAAGTCTTGGAGACAATCTAAAGTTTTCGAATAATTGTTTGGTCCCCTGTTTTTTTAGGGCTATACCATCCTTATAGTTCTGATAAAGAATCATACATAAAGCATCAGCTATATCATGTTTTCGAGTGAGCTGATCATAATTTTGAAAATTATTTATGTACTTTGAAGCTATAAACTCTGTACGCTCCTTGCGTTGTTCATATGTGAGATGACCTATACCAAAATGTTTATGCATAGATAAAGGACTTATCAAAATGGCTTTATGTCTAAATATGTAATGTAGTAATACTTCTATACTACTAAATCCACCGGGTGGTTGGCGTTCTATGAGTATTTTATCCGCGTCACAAAAAACACGGGAGTATTCAGTTACAAATGCGTGTATCATGTCCGATAATTCGGGGGTTCGCCTGTTTTTAAAGCGAGTGAGATCCACCTTTTCCACAAACCTAACTTCTATTTGAGGTCCCGTACACTCCGCGAGTGCTAATCCGATGTTATAATAACCGATATCTATACCCAGATATTTCATTAATATAATATTCACTTTTTTCTCTAATTACAACCTGCTTAAAATTATAAATGTTTATATAAATAAAAATGAGTCTTCGCATTATCATGGGAAATATGTTTTCTGGTAAGACGTCTGAAATGATCAGGCGCCTAAAGAGGTATAGGGCTATAGGTAAGGATGTTCTAGTCATAAACTCACAAAAAGACACACGGTCTATAGAAGAGGTATTGAGAACCCATGATAATGTTACTTTCAGATGTATTAAAACAAATAATTTACATGAAGTGTCGATTGGTGAAGCCGAAATAATAGCCGTCGATGAAGCTCAATTTTTCTCGGGGTTGAAAACATTTGTAGAGAAGGTTTTGGACCACGGTAAGATCATCATCCTTGCAGGACTAGATGGTGATTATAAACAAAGAAAGTTTGGGGAACTATTGGATTGTATACCCTTAGCAGACGAAGTGGTTAAATTGACTGCTATGTGTATGGACTGCCTCGATGGTACACAAGGTCCGTTTACTAAACGCGTTGTACAATCGGATGTTCTAGAGCTAGTGGGTGGTAATGACATGTATAAGGCTGTTTGTAGGAAACATTTATAATATTTGTGTATTATATATGAAAAATCTAGCTATCTCATATTTATTCATAATTATACATGCATTTCTATATTTGATAGAATCATCTGTATGGGGTTACTACTTAGCTTTAGGTATGATGATACCCGGATCATGTGTTTTACAAACGTATAATAAACCTCAAAAAATGAAAATACATATAGCAGACTTTTTTATTCATTGGTTACCTGGAATATTATCATTGTTTTTTCTCAGTGGTAAAATAGAAGTCAAACATTTCATATTTGCCTTAATATTACCACTTATATATCTATCTGTTCATACAGATACTGATGAAAATGGATGGACTATTTTCAAATTCATACATCCCGTTAAACATTTAGAACAGATGTATGGAAAAGAAGTAAACTCTAATTATATAATATTAGGATATTACTTGAGTGTTTTGATATCAGGATTTATTACACCCTAAAAAGACTTTTCATCCTTTTCTAACCTTTCATGTTTTACACTATGTCTAATACTTAATTTAAAATACAAATCTTTTCTTTTGGGGTTTATCTCTGTGTGATATTTTTTACAGTAATGCATAGCTTTTTTCTGATGGTAGTGCATTAACTGTACATGGGAGTATGGAATAGGCGTGGGCATCTATTGTATTAAAGCTGGATTTTTTCTAGACCATGTGAGTGCACAAATACCACAACTTAAAATATTTATGAATACCCTGACACTACCTCAGTTATACATAAAGTTGAGAAGGGTATAAGAAATGTAGCCGACGCGATATCATGAATCTTTATTGGGTGCATCTATATCTTGTATATATTATAATACATAGTATAAATGTATTTATAAATGGTGAATATATAGTTATATTTTTAACAATCTTTTTGCTAATAGATCCCAACTCATGTTCGTAATATGGCCGACCTGTATAGTTATAAATATTTTCATAGCCCGTTAGTACACAATCTCCTAATACATACCACTGAGTTACCAGTGCGTGATTTATCAATATCAAAAGCAGTATAATTAATAATGGTGGATTAAGTTTGAATAAATATATAATAATCGGTGTTGGTAAAGTAGCTAATACAAATATTATATGAAGTATAAACATTAATTTTCTCATTGTCATTATCTTGATAGTTTTAAGACCATTATAAGAGTTAAAATTATTATTTAAATTAGATTCGTGATAACCCAATTCTTTGCATAAAGAATTAATATTAGAATTACCATTTGCGTGAATAAAAAATGGTTTATTGCCATTATTTAAAGATTGGTCTTTTATATTAAAATTATCATGATTATTATCAAGAATATAAGATTCATTTTTTAATGTTAGTTTTATAAGTTGTTTTAAATAATCTTTTGGATATTGTAAATTGTATATAATTTCAGATTCAGTATCTATATCAATTATATCAGTATGAACTTGCAGAAGTCCATTTAAAAGTCCTTGATCCTCGACGTTAGCATTATTACATTTTTCATTAATACACATTATGTCAAAAATATTTTTAATTTTCCTACATTTACCAATAAAAAACCCAGCGTTTGCAAAATACTCCTTGGAATTAATTTTGATTGGTGGTTTACCATACATATATTTTGTAATAATACTAGCTTCATCGAATCCAGTTAAAACTTTATCATAACCCTCTATTTTTTTTAGTAAATCATCAGAATGCCTCAAAGCTATAACATCAAACGCATCACAACATATTACATATTCTTCCTGTGGTAACTTTTCTAAATATTCCTTATATAAATTAGCTCTCATAGTAAATCCTCTCCATTTTTCACCCCAACCTAATACTATTAGCTCATAACCATATCTATTACAGCTTTGTTTAAGAGCTTTTAAATATCCCGAATCATGTGTAGCTAATACAATCACTTTCATTTATATTTAATGAATATAATTTTATCTCTTATGTGACTTATAATCCCATAAGAGATAAAAGACGCTCCCAACTGGGTTCGAACCAGTGACCTACAGGTTAACAGCCTGTCGCTCTACCTACTGAGCTATAGGAGCCGAGCGACTTTTAGTCGCGACGGGAGGTAATTCCTTTGCTGGGAGTGGGGCTCGAACCCACGCGCATCGCTGCAGATGATCTTAAGTCACCCCCCTTAGACCACTCGGGCATCCCAGCGTGTCTCCTACGGGGCTCGAACCCGTGACCACTAGGTTAAAAGCCTAGCGCTCTACCGACTGAGCTAAGAAGACCTACATATATTTACTGGGTTTATATTCTTTAAGCTGTTATACATTTTTTATTATGATTTATACGTATATAATAATTATAAACTATTCGCATATGACTTTTTTACCATGCGCTTGGTTGTTTACATTTGCCCATGTACCTAAAATTGGTGTCCATTTTAAAATGTAACCATTTTTTTTACAATCGTTTATAAATCTCTGATCACCTCCACACTTATCTTTAAATCTAATTGGACATGACGTGTGAAATGAAAAGTTAATCATATCAATCGGTCCTAAAATAGCAGGTGTTAAAATTTTAAGTTTTCCATAATAAGAGTCATATGTTACTATATTATTTTTTTTCATTTTTTTACATTGATAAGCCAATTTTCCTAAAAAATCATCATCTATTAACAGTGCATCATCATCTAATACAATAACCCATCCTTCGTCACAATGCTCCAAAAGTTCGTTCAAATAAAGATTATAGGGACAGTGTTTTTTATCTAATTTTTCTATTTTATCAACGTTTACAACATTGTCATATTTTAATAAGAAATCATTACATATATTATCATTACTTATAATATGCTTCCAATTTTTGTATTTTTGTTTTTCAATGGATTTTCTTAATTTTTCAAAACATCGCCTCCTATTTCCAGATCGTGTTAAAATATTTATCCTAACATCATTGTTATTATTAATTTTCGTTTCATTTCTTATTTTATAATAAATAGTTGCACATAGTAGTAGTAGTAGTAGTAATAAAATTATAATAATTTTCATATTATACTATATATGAAGGTTTTTTTAAAACCCAGTACAAACCCCGAAAAAAAGTGGATGGTATTGTTTGAAAATGGTAAAAAAGTGCACTTTGGTGGTAAGGGTTACTCGGATTATACACTCCACGGGAATCCCATGAGAATGAGAAGGTATCTCGCCCGACACTCACGTATGGGGGAAACGTGGACTAAGAGTGGTATGTATACAGCGGGTTTTTGGTCTAGGTGGTTACTATGGAGTGAGCCTAGTCTCCCAGCTGCGAAGAAACTCATCAAGAAAAAGTTTGGTATTATTGTAACCTAAGTAAATGAGTTTTCCCCAAAGGTCTATGTCTCATTTACGTGAAATCCATAAAGGTTCTTCTATAGCGGGGGGTATATGCCAAAAGTCTGAAGGCACCCTATCCCTCGCTATTGAAGATTTAAAAGTTTTTTGTAAGGAACTCATCGAGAAGCATGGTGGCACATTTTATTGGAAAAAAGTTTTAAAGGGTTCTGAACTTTTTGAAACAAATAAAAATTGTTCCATAAGTCCAGATGGTGGATTATTTTATATGACCCTAGAGAGTCGAACATATTGTTTTCTTATCGTCGAGGATAAATGCCAAGGTACTAATGATACAAGATTTGTTAGAAAGTTACCCAAACAAGCTAGTGGTAATGCCATCGAGAGAGTGTTCAAAAACTTAAATGCATCATGGCATCTATTCAAAGATTTACCGGTCAGTCCGTATCTTGTGTTTGTGTCAGGTTGTGATTTTCATAGTACTGAAACTATAATTGATAGAATTGGCCCCATGTCAAACTTTGGGAAAAAACCCCTCGTTTGGGAAAAAACTTCTGAAAATATTTTCAATGTCGATGAGATGAAAGAAAAAATAAATATCAAAAAAAATATGAATAGGGAGTTTGCCACTTTTTGTGTAAAAACCCACAAGTACAATGAGTTTCCAAATGGTAGTACCATGTGGCTACGGGAGGAAAGATTGACGATAATGAAACACATAGCTGAACAATCAATTAAGGAAATTGCACTACATCATAGTATCTATGGAAGAATATGTCCACCAACCTATGATAACATACATAGGTAATAAAAGGAAATTGATTCCCAATATAGAAAAGGTTATTAAGGAACTCAACCCCGAAAGTTGTGCCGATGTATTTTCGGGTTCTGGAGTGGTCTCTAGGATGTTGCGTTGTTATTGTAATACGTTATATGTTAACGATTTGGAACTCTATTGTGAAGTCATTTCGAAATGTTTCTTGATTACACCCACACCCCATGAACAGGGGGAGATTCGAAAACATATGACCGAAATGAATAATAAAACAGGATATGGGTTTATATCGGAACTATATTCCCGGGATCGTGCATTTTATACCGAAGAAAACGCAAACAGAATCGATGGAATGTTAAATTATCTGGATATACATGTTCCGGAAAAACTCAAACCCTACTGTCTTGCACCTCTAGTTATAAAAGCGAGTATACACACAAATACTTCGGGGGTTTTTAAGGGATATCATAAGGGTGGATGGGGTGGTAAGGGTGGCTTTGCGGTTGATAGGATTACAAAGAAAATTGAACTAGAGGAACCCGTTTGGAATCGTGAACCATGTGAAGTCCACGTGCATCGACAAGAAGCTCTTGATTTTTTGAATGATATACCCAATGTAGATTTGATATATTTAGATCCACCCTATAATCAACATCCATATGGTTCTAATTATTTTATGTTAAATCTTATCTGTTCAAATAAAAGACCAGAAAATATATCGAAAGTTTCGGGTATACCCTCTGATTGGAACAAAAGTAAATATAATTCAAAAGTTACAATACATGAAGCAATGAAAAAAACCCTAGAGTTGGCTACAAAAAAGGGAAAACATGTAGTAGTTTCTTATAGTAATGAGGGGTTCATAAAACCCGAAGAGTGGGATACTCTTTTGGGACCTTATAACTATAAAAAAATTGAAATAGATTACAATTGTTATAGGGGTAGCCGTAATCTAAAAGATAGACCTACTAAAGTGACCGAGTTTATTTTTGTAATTACTTAGCATTATTAGCTTTCTTTTTCTGAAGCTGAAACTTGGGATCCTTCTTGAGTGCATTCATGAGAGC